ACCAGTAGATGCGTCTATACTTAAAGGTGCAGTAATAAGTCCACCTTTTGGTAGTTTTCCTTGTTTAATTGGTGCTGTTGGAGTTGTAAAATGCTGTGAAGCAAATTGTATACTTCTTTTTAAAGGTAGAGAAAAAGTATTTATACTTGATATTGTTCGTACTTCTACAGTATAAGTTCCACCTGTTATATTTTCTATTGTAAAACCTTGATCTTCAATTCCTACTCTTTCAGTTATTTGTTTACCTCTAAAATCATGTGTTACTTCAAAACCACTAACAAATCCATATCTTGTTCCATCACTATTTTCTGGATAGTCCCAATCAATACTGACATCATGTCCAACATTAAAACTACTGTCTGTTGTCTCTGCTCCCGCACTTTCAGAAGGTGCTAGTTTAGATGTAATATGAGCTGGTGCTGGAACTTCATCTTCTGGATTTGGAAAAGTATCATTTGGTCGTGGATCAATTACGTATCCTCTTTCTATTAAATCAAATTTATTTACATTATATTCACCCGCTACTATTTCAAACTCTTGATTCTCTGCTTCTTTAACACTTATTATCTTGTATTCTTTTACCGTACCTGTTGCCTCTGTTCCATCAGTATTAAATATTCTTAAACTCCACATCACTTCTGCGTCTGGAGCTGCACTAAATGCACTAGATACTGTTAGGCTACTAACTGTTGCGCCACTAGTTCCAGGACTTGATACTGTTTTTGATTCTATTCTTGCATTTTCTGACCAATATACATCTACAGAGTTATTTGAATCATCTACTAAATTTGCTGCTGCAGTAGATGAAGTTACACTAGTGATTAGATCGCCTTTTGAATAATTAGCACTACCAATTGTTGCACTATCTTGATTTAAATAAGCACCCCCACTTGGGTAAATAAGTAGAAGTTGAGGTGGAAAAGAAGAGCTATACGCTGGAATAACTACACTTCTATCTAATGGAACTGTAGTTGTATTTCTTGTTCCTGTATTTGATACTCGACCTGAATAACTTGCTCTATCTCTGTCTGCGTCTTGAATTGCAATTACGTCTCCTGGTTTTAAACCTATTGCATTTGGTCCAGTAATAAAACTTACTGTTTCGTTTTCTGTTTGTTCACTTAATAATTTCCACTTACCTAATCGATGTGCTTGTCCTCTTGATGTAGTACCAAATGCAAGTATATCCTTTCTTATAAGTCTAGGAGCTTTACCTGTTGCACTAGATATAAGAGCTTGTGTATCTTCTACGTACTCTGCTGCTTGTCTATAATTATCTGATGGATCATTCCAAGTAACTTTTATTTGATTTACTTTTGTTTTTTCCCCTGTACCTTCATATGAAAATGCTCCATCTTTTACGTTTGCTTTTGTAAAAGTATATATTGGTTTTTGAGGTCTATCAGAAATAGCAGTAACCTGTCCGTCCATCCATATTGCCATTCCTCTAAAGATAGATGCAAATTGTTTTAGTAAGTTTGTTGCTTCAGTTGATTTAGTAATATAAACATTACAAGTAAATCGAGGTTCTGTGCCGCCTTCTCCATTAGGTACTTCTTCATCACAGAATCTTGCTAATCTAAATAATTCATATTTATCAATTTGATCTGCATCAATAAATTGACCTAATCCGTAGTTTGTATTTGTTAATAAATCATAAAATATCCATACAGGATTATCGGTGTAAACTTCTTCAAAGTTTACTGATGATTCATCAAATGCAGTATGATCTCCTCTAAAATTACCGTCCCATGCTTGATAAGTGCTTTCTGTTGCTCCTGTAGAAATATTTCTTGTGTAAGTAGCTGGTCCGTCATTTTCATCTCTTGTAAAATAATTTGTAGGAACTTTAACTTTTCGACCTTTCAGTAAATAACTTCGAACTGGAATATTACTATCAAAATCTTTTGCATTGAAAGCTACTTTTGCATAAGAGGTGTAAGGATAGTATAGTCTATCTTTAATAATATTTTCTACTGATTGTAAAGTACTAGGATTTGTATGTTGAAATGAATTATCTTTAAAATTATTATCAGTAATTCTTCTAACTCTTATTCTGTATGTATCAAAAGGTTGAAACTCTGCTGTTTCTATTTTAAATTCTTCTATAAAACTGGTAAACTGTGCTGGGTTTGGTTTTACATAACCATTATTAGGAATATATCCATATCCACCACTTATTGGGTGATTTACATTTTTACCGTCTCTACCAGTTGTACGATTTAGAATATCATCATTGCTTGGCCCAAAAGCAAGTTCAGAAGTAAAAGAACTTCCATTGTCTGTACTATATTCAAAAAAGATTTGATGTTCTACAAAAGACGCACCTTTTGAGCCATTACTCTTTATAGCATGAGATTGTGGAAACGCAAAAGTTACGTGAATTTCATCAACTTCACTAGGAGCAGTGACACCCATTGCAGCAGCTGTAAGAACTGTATCCGCTGATGTACCTTCTTGTTGAGAGGGTTCATCTAATTCATCATTATAATTTGCTACTAAGTTCCCTGTTGTTCCTATAACATCTCTTAAATTTGCTTGTTCTAATTTTATATTTGGAGTAAATAGTGTTGAAGTTCCTGAATTGTCACTAGGTGGCAGTAGTGCTGAATTGAATTGACCTGTTCTAAAACCTACCTCTACATCTTTAAAATTAAAAAGACTAGATAAATTTAGTCCCTCTAAATATGGACTAGAAACTTGGATATTTGCATCACTGATTGTTTGTGCAGGTGCAGCACCTCCTAGAGTGGCTGTGTTACCACTAATACTTGAAACAGTACCAAAATAATCAAAAAATATATCAACATTTGAAACAGTTGTAGCAATAGGTTGATCTATGGTTGCTTCAGTTGAGCTTGTAACTTTTGTAATTTTTGCTCTTAGTTCTCTGCCACCTACACCTGCACCTGCTAGTCTTACAAAAATAGGAACTCGTGTCTGTCTACAATGTTGAAGCATTGTTGACGTAAAATACCCAGTGCTTGTTGTTATTACAAAAGTTTCTGCCGTAGCAGAAGCTATTCCAGTGCCTTTTGCTGCTGCTTTTTCTATTGCTATTTTTCTAACGCCTAGTCCTGTCCCACTTTTATTTTGAAAAGTTGTTTCTCGAATTTGTCCAAATTGAGGATCAGTGACATTACTGTTACTTGCAGTTACATCTGCTTTAAATCTTCTAGGTTTAAGTATATTCTCTGCTTGTTCTTGAATTAAAGGAACATCATTAATAAAAATAGAAGATAAACCATTTGCTAACCCTTCAATAGGCCCTTCACTTAAAATGTCATAAGTTGCTGCGTGTTGATCTTTTTCAGGTCTATTAAGATTTGCTCTGTCTTTGACTCCAAATGGTTCACTAGTATATTTTGCCATAATTAATTCTGTGCGTTTCCTGTACCTGTTTCAGTATCTCCAGGTGTGCCTCCACCAACACCGCCTCCAATAGTGCCGTTACTACTACCTGTATATCTACTACCAAAGTAATTAGTATCTCCTGATAAGTAAATATATCCATTAGTATTTTTTATTCTACTAGGAGTAAATTGTTGGCTGATTGGTACTCCTCCAATTTTCATCTTTCCATAAAGTAATGGAACTGGTTTGCCTTGTTCTAAACTATTGTCTGCTCCATTAAATAAAAATGAAGGATCACTTGTATTGTCTCCTGCATCTGGTGCTGTCATTTCAACCAATCCCATTAAAGCTAAGTTTGCTCCAATACTCATAGTAAAGTAACCAAGAGCATTCATTGTTGCTCCCGCTTCAAGTGCTGTAAAAAGAGTTGCTCCTTCCGCTATTGTAGCACCCTCTGCAGCAGTTACAAAATATGCAGGATTGTAAATCATTAGAACTATCATTGCTATTGCAGCAAGTATCTTTCCAAGACCTTTTCCAGAACCCGCTGGTACTGGAGAAATAATTACCGTATCTTCTGGTCGACAAAGCATTAGATCATCATAATCAATAAAATCTTCACCATTCTGTATAGTAAATCCAATATTCTTTTCATGACAATCTTGTAAATATTCTTTGAACCCTTCAACTTGACAATCAATTAGTTTAAGAATATCACGCATAGACTTACTGTTAGAAGTCCATTCGCTTCCAAACTTATCTCCTAATTCTCCTAATAATTTAACTTGGGTCATAAATATACTCTTTCTTCTCTGGATAGGACACTATTAAATATGGTATACCTATCGCTTTGCAGTTGTTCTTATCATGCTCACTTGGTTTACAATCTTGCATGTAGTGACTATGGACTACATATAATATTTTAGAAATCATCGAATACTTGACGAATTCTTTTGGGTCGATTGTAAAGTGATCTTTCTCTTTACTTATATTCTCCAAAGGAATAAATTTTGGTCCATCTATTACGAGTCCGCAACCTTCCCTTGGTGCCTCTTTTGCCATGTGAGAATATATCTCAGGTAAGAGGTTACTTAAACTTTCTTGCACCTGGAAATCCTCCGTAAGGCAATCTTAGTTCTGTATCTTTTGTAGCTTTTCCTGTACTACTTGCAGTTCCTGAATTTATAGGATTGAATCCAAATCTACATTTACAAGAATTTAATCTTTTGCCGCAGAGATCTCCTCGTTCCCAATAATCAGTATTTGCATCACTTGGAGCAACTTGACTTCCACCTGACGCTTGTGTTCTTTTTGCTTTCCATAATATATTATTATGCACTACATAATCATTATATCTATCATCATTATATGCATAGTAAGCATTTGAATTTGCATATGTTCCAAATACT